TTTTAATTTTTTTTAATTTCTTTTCATTTTATTTTCTCTTAAAAATCGTAATCGTCTAATGCGTATAACACCTTACGATCCGTGGTTCTAATTACGTTTGACCCCAATTCTTTATCTTTTTTATGTAAGGCCAGCAACATATGTCGCGACGGAAATCCTTTTGCCATTTCTTCTAACGTTATACCTGTCCGCCCGACCAAGTTACGTAACGCCACATTATCAGACGCCTCCATGGCCATATTAAATAATTCTCGAGGCGATTTATCCAATATTCGAATATAATAGTCATAAAAGTGCTTGACTAAATTATACGCCGTTACATTTGTTCCTCGTGTATCGTACGCTTGTCCTATTGCTTGTAGCGGATATGTTATCTCTAAGTTCGCCTTATTACAAAATAGTTTTATCATAGTGTCATGCGTAGGCTTGAAAGGATATATAACCGGAAAGTCTTCATCTTCGACAAATTCTTTTATTATGAAGTAAATTTTTAAAAAAACCACTCCCGGTCGTATTATCATATCCGAGTCACTAATACTTGTATGAAAATAAGGTATAGATACTGCGTCTCGAATCTCTAAGCCGATAAAGCGTTTAAGAAATATACCAAACGTTTGCTCATTCAATATATCCGCTAATTCGTCTGGTGTACAGAACACATGGTCGTCTCCATACACCACTATTCGTATGAGTCCTCGAAGCAATGCCTTATCTATCAAATAAGCTCTTTCTGTATTAACCGCCATAGTATATTCCAAGTACAAACAAAATGCGAACAACAATATCCATGAATCTCCGTGAGAGGTTTCATACCCGCCTGAATACATCATTCCTTTAATTAGCGTCCATTGTCCTCCTACGTGCAAGACAGTTTTTACGTTTATTCGCTCGCTAAGCAATATTGTTAATGCATGATGCAGTTTATGTGACAATTCGTCTGGGTGTGAGAAATAGAAGCTTCCCGTCTTAACATACATCGTCAACAGCCAATCTCGGATATTTTTATCTATCTTGGCTATATCTCCCGTATGCCAACGCATATTTGGATATGATCCATGCATATATTCTGAAAACCGTTGCGCTTCTCCGTGATTCCACTTTTGTCCTATTCGTATCACGTCTCCACGCTCCAATATTTGTCTTGGCGACATTAATAATTTTGACAGAAATTGCTGTGAAAGATTCGGAATAAAGAATTCCCGACATTTCATTTTAAGCAGTGCACACTCTTCTGCTGTCGGAGGATATGAGTATTTAAATTCATCTTTCATACGCATTACACAATATATTTCGAAGTCCTCAAGCTTGTCAAACGATTTTAATTCACAAGAATTTTGCACAAGACGATGTATGAACTCGTCAAAATGCACCGCGTACTCCACAAATTGGTCAGATTTTTTTCCACCTGTAATGTACCGCTCTCGATAATCTGGCCCGTTCACTGTATACTCGACTCCAGGACGTATTCCCGCTGATGATGTTCCGCGCGTTACAAATGACAAAAGCTCTGCACCATCATATATAAAATCTATACTCTTATAATCTTTACGACAATTCAATAGATTCTCTATACGACGCACTGCTCGTGCCATTAGAGGGCGCAACTCGGTAAACCCCTCTCGAGATTGTGTATTATTAGAAAATTCAGAAAATAGTTTTACGATCTTTTCAGGTTCCAAATTTTCCATAGTATTAACCACAGCTTTATTTCCACCAAACAGAGAATAAAATAATGCCTCGAACGAGAACATCCGCAAACAAGACGCTTTTAAAGACCGTACTTTCGTACTTGCGTCTTTCAAATGCTCTCCCGATAACAAATGAGACAATCCCATATTCGCAAAATATCTTTTATCTATTTGGCGGATCACCCTCCGCAAATTTGGCATTACTTCGACGGGCTTCGGCCTTGGCATATTCGTGGCATGAAATGGCGGTCTGATTAACCGATTGGTTGGTGTACTATAAAACTCGAAACCAAATTTTAACAATGCCCGCCCTTTATCCAGCGGGTTTGTCAACGGAATAACCTTCCCGTCGTACACGACATATTTCGAGACTGTATACTTCATGAGCTCTATCATTTGTTTTTTTGCTGTCAGGACTTCTCCGTTCAACACTCTAGGAATCTTACATACATCTTTTTCGCCATCTATCAATAACGTGCCGATTAGAGTACAACGGCATCGCGTATCCATGTGACTACAATTCTCTCTCCCCTCCCACTCCAATTCATAACGACGTGTATGTCCGTAAAACATATATCGTAAAATAGGTATATAGACTTGGCGTGACAGGATAGATATATCGTGTGGCGTTCGATACTCGAATTCGTAAGAAGCGGCTTTGTATATGCCTTTTGTTTTTTTATATTCAAGTGGATAAGAAATCTTGCTTAACAAGTTAGATTTCTATTTAGTTTCTTTTGAGAAAGTATCGACCCGCTCTCTGAGTTGCCGATGAATTCAACCCCAGCTTTTTCAAAGCTAGCCTTAAAAGCTTCAAACATTT